TCTCGCACAAAAGCGTAAGGGCAAAGGCGTTCGCCAGAGACTTTCTTCCCATTCCCGCCTCACCAGTCAGGATATAGGCATGAGACACCTTGTTATATTCAATTGCTTTCTGAAAATGTTCCTTTATCTGGTCATGACCGATGATCTCCTGAAAATTCAGCATCGCAGTCACCTCACAATCTCTCTAATTTTAAGGCATATCAATGAAAAGTATAACACACTTTTTCCTTTCAGCCAATGCTCCGCATTCCAAATCGGCAAAATCTGCTGCCACCACTGTACCATACGGCATTTTCCGTTCAGAAAATGCCTGCCGTGTGCACTAACAATCGGCTCCTTCCTGCCGTCCTTCCATCTGAATACGGTCTGCAATCGCCCGGACACACACATCCAATTCCCGGTTTTCAAACGCTTCCGTCACATCCAGCCCCTTTAAGCGTTCCGGCGCAAAATCGGCCTCATCTGCCAGAAATCGCCGGCAGAGCTCTGCGTACTTCGGCACCTTCTGCTGCCGTTCCCTGGCAAGGGCACGCTCCAGGCGCACACCGTCATCCACCATCACATACAGTGGAACCAGCGCTTCCTTTCCATAATACTCCCGCAGTTTTTCGTAGGAATCCAGCGTACCGATCACCAGATAATTTTCCTGTGCCAGATCGACCTGTCCGTCATCTACCGTCGCATAGCTCCAGGGGCCAAACACCGTCTGATAGGTCCGCACTTCAATCACCCTGCCAGACTGCTCCAGCTTCTTAAGCCGGGCATCATCGATAAAATAATACTCCACGCCTTCCTGTTCGCCAGCCCGCATGGGCCGTGTTGTATAGAGCACAATGCTCTTAAGCTCTGGGTATACGCTCCGCAGCCGCTTATAAATACTGTCCTTTCCCGATGCGCTCTTGCCCATCAGATAAAAAATCTTTCCCATTCCCGTTTCCTCCAGGCCTGCCTTTTCTCACTGCTTTGTTTCATCTGCTTTTACCACCTGCAGATACCTTACTGTCTGGTCTTCCATTCCCTGTACCGGCAGTCCAATATCCCTGTCATGCAGCACCTGACGGATAATCTCCTCCGTCATGCACTCTCCGGGTGTAATAATCGGAATTCCCGGCGGATACAGATAAATAAATTCTCCAGAGATCCGGCCTGCAGATTTCTCCAGCCGGATGCGCTCAAACGGAGCATTGAATGCCTCTGCCGGAGTCATGAAGATTTCCGGCACAAAAGTCACAGCTCTCCCATATTTTTCGTTGGACTCCCTGAAATCCTTTGTCATTCCAATTTTCCTGTCCATTTCCAGCAGTGCCTCCACCAGCCGCTCCAGATGCTCCTCGCTGTCTAAAAATGTCAGAATCGCCACTGCGTAATCTGCTCCGCACATCTCCATTTCAATTGCGTAATCCCGGCGCAAACACTCACTTAAGTTTTCCCCTGTCATTCTTCCCTGACAGGAGATTACCAGTTTGGACTCGTCCACATCAAACACACCATACGCACCGGCCTCTTTCCGGCTTAATAGCTTCAGATTCCGCAGTTCTTTCAAGCGTCCCCGCACCATTTGGATTCGCTCCGCAAATGCCCTCATATGTTCCGCCCCATGCTGCTGCATTTCAAAAATACACTGCTCCATTACCGCCATGAACACATATGACGGACTGCTGCTCTGATACATCTGAAGGCACCGTTCCAGACGGCTGCGGCTGACCTGTTCCCCCCTCAAATGCAGAATAGCAGTCTGGGTCAGGCTTGGCAGTGTTTTATGCAAACTCTGGATTACCAAATCTGCTCCACAATATATTGCAGACTCCGGAAAGCATCCCGCACCAAACGGAAAATGCGCACCATGCGCCTCATCTACGATCAGCGGAATTCCCCTGGCATGTACCACATCCGCAATTCCCCTGATATCAGAAACCACACCGTCATAGGTCGGCGACACAATCAGGACACTACGGATTTCCGGATGCTCTTTTAATTTCTTTTCCACATCTTCCGGCTTTATCCCTCCCTGAATCCCCAATTTTTCTATGATTTGTGGATAAACATACTCCGGTTTCAGAGAATTGAGGATAAGACCATGATACACCGATTTATGACAGTTGCGGCTCACCAGCAGTGTTTCTCCAGGATGCATCACTGCACCGATGGCGCTTAAAATTCCGCAGCTGCTTCCGTTTACCAGATAGTAAGTATGATCAGCGCCATACACACCTGCTGCCCACTCCATGGAGTCCTTCAAAATTCCCTCCGGGTGATGCAGATTATCAAACCCATCAATTTCCGTAATATCAATAGAAAACGGGTTAGGAAAATCCCTCAGCAATCCGCATTCCATCTGTCGTTTATGCCCCGGCATGTGAAACGCTGCCGTCCCAGAAGCGCTGTAGCGCTTTAATCGCTCTCTCAGTAATTCTTCCTGCTTCATCTTTCTTTATAATATCCTTCTTTACTGTTCCTTCTTTTTTCGTATAAGTGATTGTAACATAGAATATCTTTACATTCCAACTCATTTTCATTATAATCAAAATGCATACTATGAAAAGAAAAGAGATGAACTTCCTTGCGGGAAATGGAATTTAAAATGGAGCGTCAGGGCCTGGTAAAAATCGGCGATGTGGTCGATGTAACCGAACGTGAAGGCTTCAATTACAGTTATATCATTGAACCGGCTGTGGCTATGTCCGGCTGCTATAAATCGCGTGACCGGTTGAAATCAAAAAAGGGCGTCATCAAAGACATCAAAGAAAATGCCCGTGGCTTCTATGTCATTGCAGAATTCGATGAATAATGAATATAAAACAGGGTTGTGACAGAAGATCAGTCTTCCATCACAACCCTGTTTTTATCCGGAATTACTAAAACCCTGCGCCACATGGCCACCGGCTCTTCTCCCTTTTTCCAATAACAGTCTTCCCAGTAACAATATACCTGACCGTCCTGCATCATCACAAATTCTACCCGGTCATTTCCCGTTGTATCCTCTCGCTCCCGAAGCTCAGCATCATCCAGATAACTCATCTGACCTGATCTGGAAATCACCGCAACCACGCCATAACTGTTCTTCCAGTTCTTCGGACAGTAATTTCCATAAATCTGGTCCCCTTCTTCTGAATAATACATCTGCCAGATGCGTCCCGGATAGCGCTTATGCAGTTCTTCTACCTCTGCACCCTCTTCCGTCAGGGAAAGACGGAAAAGCTGACTGTGCTGCTTGCCGCGCTCCTTCCCTTTCATCCAGGCACTGTAGTAAATCCAGTCTCCGACAATACAGAAACTATCAATGGATTTTCCCATGGATTCAAAGAGCACTTCATTTCCGCCCTTATTGCAGAAAATAGCCTGCCCTTTTCCATTTTCCTGCTCCTTCAGATAATACAAAACCCCGCCCGCCTCATGAGGTGCCGTCTGAATATTCTCAATCCGGTTTCCGGACATCTTGAAAATCCGGTCCCCATACAGATAATTCCCATCCACATCCGTCTGAAGTTTTCTTCCCAGCGTGTCATACAGGTAAATCTCATCCTGTTCCACAGCCGCATAGATTCCAATCTGCTGTGTCGCAAATGCCGCATCAACACTGATGCGCTGCACAGATCCATACTGCATGATATAGATCCCGTCTTCCCAGAATGTAAAATTATCTACATCCTGCGCGATGATCTCGATTTCCTGGTCTGAATTCGCCCGGTACAGCGTATGATACAGGGATGGATGAACCTGGGAAAGCTGGCTGTCTTTTCGCTCCAGACACGGCAAATAGTAAGTCCAGCCATCACGGGTCTGAATTTCCTCATTGTAATCATGCGCTCCTGCCAGACTGCTTTCCTCCAATGGTATTGTATAAAGGATCTGTCCGGATTCTGAAAGAACTACAGCCTTATCACCCAGCTGAATCTCTGTATTCTCGTTCTTTTCTTCCGTTTCCTCTGGCTGTTTAAATGTCCGCTCAAACGGCGCCTGCAGCAAATCAAACTGATGCTTCACCTTCCAGACTCCGGCAATAGCAAGTACACCGGCCACTACAATCAGTACCAGAGATCCAATTCTCTTTCCCGCGGAAACCTCCGGCTCCTCCGCATGTTCCCCATCACCTTCCACAATTCCAAGACGATCCTCAATTTCCAGAAGCAGCGATGTCTCATCCAGATTTGCCAGATTTTCTTTCTTCGCTTCCTTAGACTGCATTTTCTCTTCCGCATAGGAGGCCTCGATCATTTCCCTTGTTGCCTCCAGCTTCGTCTCAGCAAGAAAATCAGAACGTCTCAGCAGCCAGTCCAGCGGACATTTCTCTTTCTGCAGCTGTTCCCCACGCTGATACGCTTCCATATAAACCTGAACCAAAAGCTCCTTCGTCTTTTCTTCCTGGTTAAAAATCAGCTTAGCATGCCGATACAGGGATTTGTAGGTCAGGATATACAAATTCTCAAATTCATGAATCCACTTATTCTGTTCTGATACATTCTGTGGCTTTTTTGTCTTCATTCCATCGTCTCCTCTTTAGTCAGAGTGTGGTCATAGATCAAACAAAATTAATCCGTATCAACAAAAAAGGCGAGAACCTTGCTTAAGGATTCTCGCCCTTTAAATGTACTGAGCGTGCGGGGATTCGAACCCCGGACAACTTGATTAAAAGGCAAGGCACCTTGTGCGTTTTTTCCTTATAAAATAAGGGTCCTCACCCTTCTTTGAAGATGAATTGAAGATATTATCATTTTTTCATCTTCTCTCTGCAAGCTATTTTAACATATTGTGACTATTTTCGGAAGTGCTTTTTCTGTGTCAGAATCTGACACAGTTTCTATCATGGCTGTCATATTCTCCATTAGCAATCCTCGAAGCATTATAATAAAAGAAAGAAGGAGAACTACTATGCACCCATTTCCAGAAAAAAATCTTAAATCCATCCGCATCATCTCCAAATCTATGCCCGCGCCTATCGTCATAGCCTGCTACAGTGCAGATGACGAAGAGTTGGTAACCGGTCTGGAATCTATCATCCCAGATACCGGTTACAGTCTTGCAGATGTGATTGCATGGTGCAAAGACAAAGGACTGCGTTGCTGGCCATGTCAGGATACAAGCGGCAACCCTACAAAACTACAGTAATCAATCAGCCTGCGGATACTGCAGCGCGCCATCTTGATCGAGCGTAAATGTGACCGGCTCCGTAGCCGCATAACCGTTTGCGTCAAAATAATACCACTTGCCGTCCAAGCGCTGCAGACCGGTCAGCATCACTCCATCATGCCCCAGATAGCAGCGGCGCCCTTTATACTCCGTCCAGGCACCCGTCATCATGTATCCAGCTGTATCGAAACAGTAATACTTATCTCCATCTCTCCACCAAGCATCAACCACATATCGACCGCTATTATCTGGATAGTAATAGCGCCAGTGCCCATTTTCCTGCTGCCAGCCGGTCTTGACTGCAACCGGAGTTAAAAACAGCATGCGCTCTTCCTGGCGGCGTCTGGTAAGTCCAGCCAATACCTTACCGCCGGCTTTATTATAAGCCAAGATCTTATCCGCAATCTCAGCGCGGGTGCGGGATCCATGAGCAGTCAAGCCATCAATGCTACCGATGTTGTAAGCAAAACTTACAAGTCCATCGAATTCGTTCTGATTCCAACCGTACTGGCTGTACTTGTCCACCTTGGGACCGTACTTGGTATCGATAGATCTGCGTAACCACTCGTCCGCGGTAGCCTGGCTGATCCGCAAGCCCTGGTAGATTGTCGTACCGGTGATTGCTTTATCCGCATTGGTGGTGCCGTAGCCGATGGTCCAGACACCTACGCTATCCTGGTAGGCCTGTAAGCGGCAGCCCTCAAATTTTTTAATCAGTTCCAATCCTTTTTCTGATATTTCCATGAGCGTTTTCTCCTAATTTAAAAAAAGGGCGGCACTACATCCGCCCCGTTGCAATGTCGCAATGGCAGCCATCACCCGGGCTGCCGGCGGGAGATATCTGGACCACCTCCTTCTACTCTTTGCCGCTGTATTTCGTGCGCTGCCAGATCTCAGCAACGCGCTCCCAGCCGTCCATAGCAACCAGGGCCACCACAAAAGCTGCAATGAAGCACGCAAAAATCATATACCAGGTTATCGGCTGGGACAGCCAGGCCATCAGTGCCACCAATGCCGCCGGACAAAGTACCAGGCTCAGCACGATGACGACTACCGCGGTCGGCACCGGTTTAAAACACGGCAGCTCCTTGATGACCTGGGTGATCACGGACACTAAAAAAGCCATCATACCGATGGCCACCAGTACATACGCTGCATACTGCAGCACGTCATTCATATTCATTTTTCGTCCTCACTTTCTACTCTTCGATTCCGTACTCTCTGCGTTTAATTCGCCGATCAAGTACCATAGCTTCCTCATCACTCAGCGTCGGCAGTTTTTCACAGGCTTCGTACCCGATCTGACAGTCACCATTTCCTCCAGCTTCTCGGTACGGCTTGTAGATGTAATCCAGATTCCGACGCTCCTTTAAAGTAACACCGCCACGCTGGACAAACTTATCCGTCAGGTAAAGCAGTTTATCGTGCCCCAGACCGATAATCATATCATTCTGGGCCTGCTCATGTTTAGATAACGCATTCTTTTTCTGATCATGCCGCGTGATCAAAAACTGGATAAATGCAAAAAGTGCATTTGATCCGATTACTGCGGCAATAACCTGTGATGTATCCATGTCCATCATCTCCTCTCTTATTCCGGCAGCCAAACTATGTGTTTGCTATACCGTGTCACTCCAATGTTGTACCGCGGCCGCTCCTCGTCAAATGCCCGGTACCTGATCCAGTCATCCAGAATGATACCTGCCAGACTCACCGGCATCCACAGCACTGTGTACTGCGGACAGATCTGGCCCAGGACGTTGCCAGGAATACCGCTGTAGTCCCAGACGCCCCACCCAAGCCAGAGATTGACGATACAGCCGGTTAAAAATTCCAACACAGTGATTCCTGCCGCACCGATCCAAACCTGCTGCCAGAGTGGCATATCCCAGCTTAACACCTCATTGATGAGACCGAGATAAATAAAGCACAGGCCGCCCAAAACAAGCATCGTCCAGTGACTCCAACCGCGCCAGGCTAGCTCGATGAGCACATAAAGCACACCGCCGGCATCGAATAAAAAACTGTACTTGCTAATCTGTTTAAGCACCCTCATCAGCTCCCGTCATGTTGGCAATCTGTAAAAGATATGCCTTTAACACCTCTGACTGGTACTGCTCCGGTACATCTGCGCCGTAAAAAATCTGCTGTAGATCATCAGCAGTCTCTGTACCGGCTACCCACATATTGAGGGCATTGCAGTAGGTTGTATGATAGCTTACATGCCACATGGCCTGTGTGATGATGGTCTGCATATCCGCAGCGCTGTAGTATCGGCACGGCTGGCCATCAGAGTGATACTCTAACTGCTCCGCTCCGGCCGCAAGCTGGACCTGCTTACCGAAGAGATTAAGCTGGTCATGCTCAGTCAGTGCGAAGTGCTCACTGGATCCATCTGTGAGCGTTACGCTGACACCAGAGTAGATAGCCTGCTCACATGCTGCGCTGATCTCCTGCTTTTTGCTAGCCTGCAGCTCTACAAGCGTTGGCTCATACGGTTCCGGCGGTGTGACCGGCTCCGGATCGGCCGGCGGCACATACACGCTGCCATCGTCTGACAGATACACGGTCTGGCCTTCGTCCCGGTACACGGTACTCCATCCGGTCAGCGTGGTGGCCAGGACATCCCCGTCTGTGTACAGCTGGATGTCGCCGCCCCAGGCCGCAGGCACTGTATCCGCAAAAACAATCTGCAGGACGTGCTCCGCTGTCGGAATGATGCTCCGGATCTCATAAATCTGATCAGATCCGGTGATTTTGATCTTTTCCATGGGATACCTCCTAAAATGTATTTTTATGTATAATAAAAGGCCCCGAAGGACCTGAATTTTCGAAATTTATTTTGTAAAACACCAACAAGCTGAGCACCAGTGGTGGAGTGATGAGCGGAAACATCGAAATGACTTCGAATATACTATCTTTTAACGGGGACTATAAAATATATAATACTGGCGGCAGATTGTCTATTGACAGTGCAGATGGATCTGCAATATGTTTTTTAGAAGGCAATAGACTATGGCTTAATTGCGCCGGCTTCTATGCTTTCTATGCGCAAGTGTCGCCAGATGGACGCCTAATTTTCTATAATCACGATCATACGCCAGTAATGTCCATTGCATATAATGGAGGAATTAAGGTCAAAGGCAGCATAGAGCAAAATGCAACCTTTTAATTATTCAATGATCCCATAAACATCTCCGAAAGTCATTTGAAACTCTGTTCCACCAGGGACCAAATAAGCCTTATTGAAACTAAAGGTTAAGGTATCGCCGGTTATCCGGAAACCAACTTCATAAATTGACGCGATGTTAGCATCGGTAGCAACACCCGAAAACCGAATGCCACCGCCAACGATAATAGCTGGAGCTGATGGCTGTCCGCCATACGGTACAATAATTAGCCATTTACACCTTGATAGGCCTGGCAGCGTTACCGATCCGGATGCCACATTTCCAAGGTTCCCGAGGTACGACCGCTGCATATTTTTCGCCTTGGTGTTTAGCACATTATAAAGGTCCATCAATACCTTGCCCTGCGCCGCCGATAGCGGCAGTTTAGCATTGTCCGTGACGCAGTTATTTACGATCTGCCCCAACAGGCACACCCCCTTCATCCAGTTCCGGATATCCGCAAAAAACTTCTGGACCTTCCCCAGGACCGTCTTGGCGCTGTCACCTGCTGCAGGTACTGGATACTCAGCCTGGGACGCCTTCACGGTCGTGATCACAGTCTCTGAGATGTCGCCGCCAGATGCGTCTGCTTTCTTAGCCAGTTCCTCATCAATCTTCTCCGCATTCTCATTGATCTTGTCGATCTCGACAAAATCGTCTTCATCAGGCATATTTAAGCCAAAATTTTTTGTTATCTTCATCTGTTTGCTCCTTTCTGCCACTTCGCATCCTCATGCAGCCCAGCCCAGGTCTCCGCCTTAAGGCTTTCCCAGGTTACGCTTTTGAATCGAGACCATCGGTTAAACACCACATACACATCCCGTACCATATTTGCCGGCACCATGTTATTTACAATTTCCCGGACATTGTCCGTAAGCCGCACTGATGCCAACTTTACACCGATATGCACTGTGTACTCATTAGGCTCCACAAGCAGAACATAATTTTCAGCACCGCCACACAGTACATTCAGCACCTCAATCAGCTTATTCTGCGTATACGGCAAATTCGACACAAAGTAACCTTTTATCCTGCGGACCCGGTCTTCCGGCGTATCGTCCGGCAATGGAACGATTCCAAGCATATTCTCCAGTTCAGAGCATTCATCTGCGTCCATTGACGTTAAATAACGGTTATCAAGCACGCTCTTCAACGCTCCCCACAACCGTTTTATTTCAATGTCTGCTGCCTTACTGATTTCTTTGAATTCTTTCATGTTTCCGATATGTTCCGGCCAGTACAGGCTAAAGCTACGGCTAAAATCATTCTCATTCAATTGTCGTTACCTCCATTGTTGAAAAAATCGGGATAGCATCCGCATCCAGCACCAGATTTGCACCGGCACCATTCAGCGTTGTTCCAGTGATATCCGCGATGCCTTTCACATCCAACACAGCCGATTCCAACCTTGATATGTAGACGGTCAGATTGTTTGATTCTTCCCATGTTTTGGCAAGGCCGTGCAAATACTCTTTCACCTTATCCTCTATGGCCGTTTTCAAGCTGCTGTAATCATAACCGCTCTCAAACTGGATCGAGGTCTGCACGGTTACGCTTTCCGCAGTTACTGCTGCCGCGGTGAAATCGTGCCCGATTGGGGCCACCCCATAACCTTCGGATGGAGTCGGGCAAAACTGTCCCTGCACCTGGCTTACCAGATATTCCGATGGTGCTGTAAAGTCTGACGAAATCAACACGGCCTTGACCGTTCCGCCACCGTTCCATACCGGATAAATCTTTGCCCCGCCAATCCCGGTCACAGCCTTCAACTGCTCCTTATATGCGGCTATATTTCCGGCAAAAGAGGTCGTGGTGAAGGATTCCAGGTATCTTTTATAAAAACTGTCCTGTGATTCATAATCTTCCCCCGGCGTCAACAGCTCCGTGATGGTGCAGCTGTTCAGGCCGTCCACGAAATCAATCATGCTCACCTCGCCTTTCAATCCGTTCGGCCCGCTTCCAGCCTCCTCACATATCATGCGGTAACTTCCATCTTCCAGTTTTTCAACTATCCTGTAGTTATACGCTTTTAAGTTTGCCCTGGCTCCGATCGGCACTTCTGCGTCTGCCGTTGCCTTTACCTCTGCACAGCTTGCTTCCTTCGGAGTCAGGCCGCGATCTGCTGCGATCAGTTTCAGATGCTCATAATCTGCTGTGCCTGCATGAGCCTGTTCACCGATAAAATCCATCTGGATATAGATTTTCTCCAGCTCATAGGCCAGCACCGACAGCGCATTAAATACCAGGCTTCCCTCTGTTTTCAGCACATCGTCCGACACACTGCCCTGCGCACGCGCCAAAATGGCGCTATATGTTTCATTGCTATAAGTTGACATCGTACTCCTCCTTTATGCTTCCAAACAGCGTCTGAACGGAAAATGATACTGTAATATTCGAACCGGTCCGCTCAAAAGCATAATCATCAATTCCGGTAATGTACTGGTTCACCTTAAGGGCCTCTTCAATTTCATCTCTCAGATCTGTCTCCAGGTACTCATCTGTCAGTGTCTGGCCCACATACTGCTCTAAATCAGCACCGTAGTTCCATGAATATATCGGGTATCGGAAACGCTGCGTGTGCAGGCAGCACCATATCCAGACCTTAATAGCCTCCACGCCTTCCACGATTCGCCCCGTCAGCTGCCCGGTCTCAAAATCCACCTCGTATTCCTTCGGCATCTCCACAACTGCTGCCGTGGCCGTCTGGGCCTGTATGGTGCTTGATAAATAACTCGGTAATATACTCATCCGCCACTCACCACCCTGTCTAAAATCACATACTTTGTATCCGACAACTGAAAAAGAGCTACCACGTCCCCTGCTTTCAGCGGCGCACTGTAGCTGCTCTTATCCTGGTGCGATTCCGGAACATTAACCTTTGTGCAGACAGAAGCAAGCAGACGGTCCGGAATATACAAGTCCTCCGCATATATTGGCAAGTCCCCAATGCTGCAGGTTCTTGCTCCGGTCATTGTCGCCAACTGGATCGGGGCGGTGTTGTTAACCGCTCCCTGTTCCCGCATCATATTCACCATCTCTGCAAAAGGGTCCGTCATTTCTTATCACCGTCCTCTTCCGTTTCAATATCTTTCTCATCCATGAGCTGTTCAAAAGACAGCTCCAGCTCCATCTGGTACGTGCCGCCCTGCCAGGTGTGCTTGTCCGTCTTGATCCAATATTTTCCATATAGTCCGGTAGCCGCATCCTTCACGGCCACGGAGTAACCGTTGAGACAGTTTCTGTCTCCGATAGCCGACAAAGATATGTTCTGTGTCGGATTTACCTTTAACATGTTTTTGGCCGCTGTTGTTGAATCCACGCCTTTTTCCACCGTATAAACATCCTGGAATGTTCCAAACTTCTGCAGGCTGGTATCATCCTTTATCTCACCGACCTGGTTGCCCTTATCATCATAGATTTTCACAGTGTTTTTGATGCCGTCCATGGTCTCCGATATAGAAGCCGCTGCCACATTCAGTTCATCGGATAACGTAAAGTTGCCCACTGTATACACCGCCGGCCATACTCCAAAAGCCCGCTGCCAGATCATAGGCAGATACCGGTTCCCGGTTATCCTGTATGCCTGCGTGTAAGCACCCATGATAATGTCATAAAACGCTTTGGAATCACAGATCATGGATTTGATGTTGATTCCGGTCGGCTCCAGATGATTATAGGGCACCTGGATGTCTGCCAGCACCTGCGCCGCTATGGCTTCCGGAGTTGTGTTTTTAAAGTTATAACGTCCGTTCGATTCCAACAGATTCTTCATCATATCATAGGCGGTATATGTGACCGTTCCGATGGCCGTAGACCGCTCTATGCTAAAAATCTGGCCATAAAACAGCTCTTCGCTTCCAACCAGGAAGGAAATATAATCCCCCACACAGGCCGCCGGAATCTTTAACCCAGAATCATACGGATCATTTAAAACTGTAAATTCCACGGACCGGCCAGCACTTAAAATGCTACCGGACCATGTCACAGATTCTACAGCATTCGAAATATCATAAATAACATTCTGATCAGGTTTAATTAATTTCAACGTCATGTTTTCGCCCCCGGAATGGTCAGCACTTGTCCCGGCTTGATCAGGTTCGGGTTGCTGCCGATCACACTTTTATTTTGTTCGTAGATGCCCTGCCAGCTGGTGGAGCCTGTCAGTTTCCGTGCGATTCCGCTTAGAGTATCACCGGATTTAACCGTGTAGCTCTGCGTAGATGTCTGAGTCGCTGGTACTTCTCTAGTTGCTGTTTCTGCTGCAGTTGGTACTGTTGGGGACTCCTTTATCAAGGTTGACGACGGAATACTGACGTGGCGATATTCCTTTATATCCAGCGTATAATTAATATCTCCTGTACCGTCATTCTCTCCCCACTCAAAAGATTCAATAGTTGCGTACATATTGATACCAGCACCAATTATTTTGAATTTCATTTTTCCAGCACGCTTTATCTTTTCAACACGCTCCACCATCTTTTGCGGTTTATCACTACGACAATCGCAGTAGCTATTATCGTAGTATCGCGGAAAAAAGCTTGGAAATCTAATGCGTCGCAACTTCTGTTTACCAAGCAAATTTACTTCGCCCAAATCGCACACCGTCACAGAAGTGTTATCCTGCTCCGATGTTACTGTGTATTCCGATGGCAAGACCGGTATTCTCATCCGGTCACCACCACCCTCAAGCCATATCTGCAACTGGAACACCTCCCATATTTCCGGATGCGGCTTTCATTCTGCGCATCAGTTCATCTGCAATACGCACGATATCAGCATCTTCACGCACCACAATCTCATCAGCGAGCTTTGCGATATTTACAGACTGACCCTGCCCAGCTTTTGCCATCTGCATAGATACATCATGCGGATAAATGCGGGTGCCCTGAGGCAGATCTAGAATCTCACCGCCTCGCTCATGCACCTGCACCAGACCGCCACGCCAGGAGCGGTCTCCAATAGCTCGTCCAGACACCTTTTTCGTATTGATTGCTCCGGAGTTTCCTTTGTCCATGCCGAAGATAGCCTGAACGCCATTGACTATGCCGCCGATTGCCCCGGTCACAGTTGATATAAGACCCATAATCTCATCAACAATTCCGCCGAAGATCTGTTTCACGCCACTCCATGCCTTTTCCCAGTCTCCAGTAAATACGCCTGCTATAAACGTGGTAATGCCTTGAACCACGTTTATAAATCCTGTAATGTACTGCGTAATTCCCGCAAATGCACCCGCAAAGAATGATACTGCCGCACCGCAAGCGCCAGCAATCACGTTTCCAAACACATCCATAACCACAGGTGCCGCTTCCATGACCTTATCAATAAACGGCTGCAATGCATCTTTGATTTTCTGAAAATTAGCACTGATTTTTTCAAACGCCGGAGATGCGCCACTCAGGCCCGCTTTGAACGTATCGAAATGCGTCTTGATCGCAATCACCGCAATGGCCAGCGCTGCAATCACACCCAGAACAATACCAACCGGTGACGTGATGGCCGCAATTGCTGCCTTGGCCAGTCCGGCACCTGTATGCAATGCCTTAAATCCACCAGCTGCCTTTGATGCAATGCCGATAAATTTATTGACGCCCATGCCAACTCGTCCAATCGTAGATATCACCTTGCCGAATGCTATCAGGCCGGGTCCAACCGCTGCCGCCATTGCCGCCCATTTGATAATCTGCTTCTGCTGGGCTTCATCCATGTTGTTGAACTTGTCCAGCAATCCGGTAACCTTTTCAACAAAAGGTGTGATGGTATTGGCCACCGTGTCACCAACCGTGTACTTAAATACATCAAACGATGATTTCAGCTTTTCCACCGCACCGCCCGGTCCAGACAGCAGCGCATTCGCCATATTATTCGCGGCTCCGGTCGAATCTTCCAATCCAGCTGTATATTGTGCAAAGGTATCTGGAGACTGTTCGATCAGTGTCAGCCACTTACCCATCTGGTTCTTTCCGAAGATGGTCGATGCCGCCGACATTTTTTCCTGATCATTCAGCCCAGCAAAAGAATCATGGAGTTTCTTCTGCATGGTCTGCATATCGTCCATCTTGCCAGTAGAATCAAAGAAATTCAGTCCCAGCTGTTTCAGAGTATTGGCTCCCTCTTTCGCCGGTGAGGCCAGTCTTGCCAAACCAGTTTTCAATGCGGTTGCGCCCTCTGCGCCCGTTACACCGGCGTCTCCGAACACATCCGTGATAACTGCCAGATCTTTAAATGACCAACCAACGGAATCCAGCATTGGGCCAGCTGTAGACATCGCATCAAACAGGTCCTGAACCGTTGTATTCGCCTGCGCCTGAGCCTTTGCAAGCATGTTGGAGGCATCCATAGCATTCAGCCCCTGATCAGAAAAGATTTTCAGGGCATTACCCACACCTCCGGTAATTACAGACAGATCTGTTGCGGTACCAGCTGCTAGGTCCATAGCCGGTCCAATCATGTCCGCCGCCTGCGCTGCGTCAAAGCCCTGTCTCGCAAAGTTCAGCGCCGCATCTGCCGCGTCCTGCATGCCATACACAGAATTGGCCGCCGCGGACTTGATTGCGTTTTCCAGGCCTTTTGCTTCGGCATCCGTGGATCCCATTGTCTGCTGCACCAGTTTCAATGACTTATCTACGCTTCCAAATTCCGTTGCAGAAGCTGCTGCCAGACCGACAAGCGGCATTGTCACCGCTGCAGTGGCCTTTGTCCCAAGGCTTGAAATTCCATTGCCAAACTTCTCTACGCTCTTCCAGGCATTCTGTGCCTTTTTGGTTCCTGCTGTCAGAGTTCCAATCGTTTTATTGAAGGAGGCTGTAAAATTATCAATCAGGTTAAACCGCACATCTACATCTTTTTTAGCCACGAGTTCACCTCCTTACAGGTTATGTTTTGCAATCATGTTGCTGATTTTCTCCGTCATGAGTTCCGGATATTTCTCCTGATACTCCTGCCGCGTCCGTTCCGCGTAATGCCTGCCAGGAACAAAACCGCCAGTATAACGGCCATGAAAATCATACTTTGCGTGACCATTCTCCACCAAATGAAAATGAGGGGCACGGTTGGTGCTCGTCACAAATGAGCTGGCGCCTTCCTTTGCCCCTGCTATCTTCCATTTTCTGATTCTATTCCCATACTTGCTCGGCATTTTTGCATTCACATCTTCGTTAAAGCTTTCCGCCACTTCAAACAACGCGTCTGACGCCTCCTTCGGATAATCCGCCACAAGCTTTTTCATATCCGCAACGAGTTCATCCGCGCCGTCAAATTCAAGTCTTACCATGCTATCCTCCCATAGTATCCTGAAGTTCTTTGATATGCTCCGCTTCCATTTTGACAAAGGCGTGAATGACTCGCTTATCGGATTCATGTGCATCGTAATAAACCGATGGTGCCCAGTTATGATTACAAAAAAGGTAATACATTAACTGGAAATCAACATCGGTTTCTACGAGTTTTTTACCTCTTCATCCGTGTCCTCATCGTCTCCGTATCCGGAAAGCATTGCGATCTCACTGTAAATACCAACCATCTCGCCGCCAGGAAACAGAATGGCCGCAAGATCAACCGGGCTAGCCGCACCAAAATGCGCCTGCAGCTCCTTATCCTTTAATGACGGTTCCTGCACACCCTCAACGACAATCAGGCTCTGCGCCTTATAGATTTTAGAAACATCAATGTCCCCTTTTTTGTTCTTGGCCACCGCCAGTAAACTGCCGTAAGTATTTCCAGACAGTGCCTTGATCTTTACACTAACATCCTTGTCCATGATCTTAGACAGATGCTTTGCGCGTACTTCCTTGGTCGGGATCTCTGTAATGAGGCCCCTGTCAATCTTCATCAGCGCATCAATTGATACAATTCCCATAGTCTTATCCTCCCTACGCGATAATAAAATCAAGGAACTCCCAATCTTCAAAAGTGAAATCATAGGAGTCCTCAGTTTCTTTTCCAGCTTCCCAATCCATCAAAGTTGCCTTGCCAAATTTACATCCATACAATGCCACACGTTCCGCTCCATATGCATCCGGATCTTCCAGGCGCATTATTATTTTTACACTTAAGGTTCTTCCCTGTTTAAGCGCATCGGACATTCTTTTTGCGATATTACTTCTCACATGATACATTTTGAGAGAACCTTTTCCCTCCATCTTCTTCAGTTTCTTTCCATCAATCAAATGACGGGGGCGAGAAATATCTCCATATGTAACATCTAATTCCGCTTTTCCAGCCTCAACTTCCCCCAAATAATCATCATCTACCCAAGCTTCACCAAAAGAACCATTCATAACACGGTTCGAATCAAGTTCTTTCATTTTTTACCTCCTACACATTAATAACAAGGTCAACATCCTCGATTGCATCCACCAACACAACCGTTGCACGCAGGAACACATGAGCCCCAGTGTTTGCAACCTTTACCTCATCATCCGACAGGCCTTCCAACTTCTTTGTGCTGCCATTGATAGTTACATCCTTGCCAAGTCCTTCAAGATAAGTACGCTGCGCGGTAATATCAACTTCCGCTGCGCCGGACTCGATCACGCCTTCGCTGGCCAAGGTTTTAAAATAGCTGTTGATCGCAGTAATCAGCAGACACTTGTTGTTATAGCTGTTCGCGTATTTGCCGATATAGTTGTCCTGGACCGTAGACTGAATGTCCGTCTTGATCATGTCCATGCACTCAACCAGTTTAATCTTCTTAAAGGAATCGCCCTTGGTTCCGGTTGTGGTCACAAAAGAGGTGACCGCGCGGTCCAGTTTCACTTTCTCACCGTCCCAGATAGCAATCAGCTTTCCGGCACCAACAGCTGTATCGCGGTCTTCCTTGTTCAGCCTGGAAGTGTCCTCGAAATCCGTTAACGGCGCATAGGTTGCGCTGATTGTCAGATCAGTCCCTGCCAGCAGCCCGGCAATTCTCGGCGTGCACTGTTCCGGCGTATATTCCTCTGTGGTAGGCTCTCCGTCTGCTGTCTCTACGCGGTAAAGGGAAGATGTCCAGTTAATGATACCTTCACAATCCGCCGCATTCGCGTTCGGAAGCACCACCTTGATCATAATGTCATTCTGCCTCTGGGTTTTCACCCAGGAAATAATATCCCCAGTCTTTCCATCTGTCTCAACGGTAGGAATAGCCAGCCACTGGAATACTTCGGTTTCCAGGTACTCCATCATATCCGCATACAGCTGCGCATCCTGCTCTCCTTTTACAGGCATCACATAGACGAGCACCTTTAACGGCGCCTTGCTGTAGCCAGTCAGGCAGTCTTTAATGTAGCCTGCATTGGTTTCCGATAATTCTGCCGGGATATTGGACACGTCCCGGATTGTGTAAGACTTCGGTGTACTGCTTACGCTGGCATCTCTTAACACCAGCGCCACAATTCCACGAGATCCTCTCTCGATCAGGCTGGCTGCCTTCTCGACAAAGGTAATAGAAATACTCGGCGATAATAATTTAGCCATTTGAATCTCCTTTCGTTGTCAGTTCGGTATGCAGATGTTCCATTTTTTCGCCTGTCTCCGGTTTCTGGGTGCTCTCCCACCAGTCCAGTCCAAAGGATATCTGCAAGATGTTGTTCGTATCCCCAATGTATTCGTACGAATACCTGAGCACCCTGAGCTGCCTGCCACCAATCGGAAGCAGCATACCCAGATGATTTTCTATCTCATCGGCCTTTGTCAGGTTGTCCAGCTGATCCGGAACTCTCTGAACATAGGTGATAAGTACGGAACAGGTTTTGTGCAGCATGTTGCGGGTCTGCCGGTTCACTCCGGCCGGCACGCACTCCACAAAAAAATACGGCGGCACTGCTTTATCCACAGTGTCATTGCCGTATCGTGTGATTTTTGGATACATTTCTTTCAATATTCTATTTACAGTGCGGATCACATCCGCATAACTGACATCAAACATGATCCGCCTCCTTTACTGCATGGTCCTTCGATTCTGTGCACATGAGTTCCAGGTAATAATGATCTTCCAGCGGATTCGTAATGTAATTGATCTGAAACTGACGGCCATTGTACGCTACGACATCTTTTTCCGTCACGTCCGTGTATCGGATCGTAATCTTATACATCAAATCATTTACATTCTTGAAATACTCAAGCTGTTCCTTTCCTCTGACCGGTCTTAACTCGGCCCAACAGGACTTAAGCGGGGCAAGCTCCTGAGTAGCATTACCCAGACCATCCTCTGTCTCCTGGCACCGCATAATGGTAATCCGGTGCTTCAATCGCCCTGGATTGATTCCTTTCACCTGGCTCACACCTCTGCACCCTCTTTCATGCTGTACTTCACCTGGAGCTGCAGGATGATGGACTGGAAGGTATATTCAATCCGCTTTTTCATCTGCTGCTCCGACTGCATCAGTTCGCGGTTATCGTACATGTTCTGTACAATGGCCGCCAGAAGAATCTGCGCTGTTGGATCCGTATCATCGTACTCACCAACAGCAGACCGGATATATTCCGCCCCGGCCTGCATCATGCTCTGAATCAGCGCATCCTCCTCATCTCCGTCAATGCGAAGATAAAGTTTTACGTCTTCCAGTTTCATCCGTCACATACTCCTTATGAACCTGTTACAGTATTGTCATCCACAGTAACAACACCATTTACCAGTGCCTTTGCGTCTTTAGCCTTCACATCCAGCCTCAGAATGCCGCGGAACAGAGTCATGTCATTCTCGTAAGCATTGAATCCGGTCACAGATGCGGTATTAGATGCCAGGATAGAAATCTGCTGACGGTCAAATACTTTAATGCCTTCTTTCGCATCGCCGCAGATCATCGGGATGCCTCTCTTCTTCGCAGTGGCAACGTTAGACGGAAGAATGGAGTTCGGAACAACCATGATCGGGATATTGGTTGCGCCGACTGCCAGCTGCTGCTTGATCGGAGAAGCCGGATCCATGCTTGGCTTCAGCAGATAGTGGCCATTAGAATCTTTTAAGGTATCCAGCCAGTTCAGGCCGTCATCATTGGTGATGATCTTTGAGCTGTTTTTGAATGCAGAACCCAGGGTAACGTTAATAGCCTTCTTGATGCCGTCCAGATTTGCAAACTCAGATGCGCTGCCATTCTGCATCAGCGCAAGAATCAGGCGGTTTCTGGTTGCGATATCCTCCTCGCCCAACCACTCAATCAGGGTATTGGTGATATTCGCGTCAGAGTCTGCCAGCAGCTCACTGGTTACCGGCATCCAGCCCGCATATTTCTTGATTGTATACTCAATCACCTCGAAGGTCGGTCCTGCAACATTTTCAATCTTGCCACCCTCGGCAACCTGTTTGAATCCAGTATGGTTTGCTCTGGACTGATAGGTTCTGCGTCCACTGCTGGTAGTTACAGGCTCGGTGTCAACCAGAGACTGAAGGGAAAACCGCTCCTCTCTGTAACGGTTGATCTCAGTCCTGATGTCATCCGGAACCGTATAGCCACCATCAGCGTCAGTTCCCGCGGTATTTGCTTTTGCAACGTTCTTAAAAAGATGCCGTGCTGCGTCTGCGAAATCATGAACCGCATGGTTCTTATTGATGTTTACCGGGCGCAGTCCGGTCGGCTCTGCACCCTGATTGGCTGGCTCAGTTGTCGGTTCAATCGGCTCCGCTGCCGGTTCCTGATCCAGAACGTCTTTTAACAGGTCGAATTTGTCCTGCATTTTCTGAAGCTCTTCCTTGGCTGCTTTGGCCTCCTCCAGTTTTCCATCGTTTGCCAGATCCACCACCTTCTGCTTCTGCGCGTTGATCTGGTTTAACAGTGCAAGTAATTTCTTATTCATGTCTTATATCTCCTTTCATACCCCGTAAGAGTCGAGGTCTTTTAACAGGTTTTCTTTTTCCTTTTCCAGGCTTTTCTTTTTTGCTTTGGCCGCCTGGAACTCTTTCACCATATCCGGAGTTACTGCCATCAGCCCTGCAGCGTTGGTCATGACTGTCGGCTCTTCTGAAATTCCGTCAACAAAGCCAAGTTCTACAGCCCTGTCTGCTGTCAACCAGGTTTCTTCATTCATGAGTCGTAAAATTTCATCTTTTGGGCGGCCAGTTTTCAACACATAGGCATTTGCGAGTGCCTCATCATATGTTCGTAAGGTCTCAGCCATTTTTTCCATGTCCTGATGATTTCCCGCAACCCGGCTGGTAGACACACAGTGGATCATCAGCATTCCTATCGGGGACATGGTACAATGTCCTGCCATCGCAATCACCGATGCTGCTGATGCTGCATAGGACTCCACCTCGATATCAATATCACTCCGTCCCCGAAGCATGCTATACATTTCCTGCCCGGCCATAACCTCGCCGCCTCCAGAATTGATTTTCACCTGCAGGCGGTCGCCTTTCGGCAGTTCTGCCAGTGCTTTCTGGACATCTCCAGGCGTGGAACACTCGATTCCAAACCAGTCATAGATCTCTTTCCAGTCATTTCCAACAATGTCGCCATTGATTTTTAAAACCATTATTCTTTCCCTCCTTCCCCACTTACTCCATATGCAGCGCCGACCGATGTCAGCGGAACATAGTTACCATTTACAATCAGGACATCTCCACCATCCAGTGACGGGAGGTCCAGGTAATGCCGCCCTTCATTCGGTGTGTAAATGCCGTTCTGGACGGCAGACGTAATTGTCTGCATCTGTGTTTCCGCATTTGCTCGAAGTAGGACTCGCTCATTGAACTTGTACAGAAAACCATCGGCCCGCTGCTTGTCCGTCAGGCACTTATAATTGATTTCCTGTTCATACATCGTGAGCCGGTACAGCATTGTATCAACTAAAAAAGCCAGCTGCTGCGTCTCTGAATTCGCATAGCTGGATTTTTCATAATCATTGATCTGATTCGGTTTTACTCCAAAGGCTGCCGCAATCTGAAGTGCTGTATACTTCCGGAGCTCGTAATACTGTGCGTCTGTCAATTTATAAGTGAGTGGCTGCAATGTGAAGCCAACCGGCAGTGCAACGACTTTCCCGGCATTTTTCACTCCGGTCAGAAGGTCATTGTACTCTGCCTGAAGTTTTAAACGGAGTTTCTTATCCAGATCGCCCGTATATTGCAACGTACTGGAAGCCGTTAAGCCTCCCTTGTACAGATTGTTCAAATATGACTGAGAATAACCTGCGCTGCCTATGGTATCTTTCAGAATATCCTGCACTGACTTTCCCATAATTCCATCCCAAGTCAGCCAGGTTTTAAAATGAAGCACGCTATCCTGCCGAAATGTGTAGGTTTTTCCTGTCTTTGGATCAGAGTACCTGTAATACAGCTGCCCTTTTGCACCAAAAACGCCAACATCATCCATCAGGACATCCACACATTCGGACTGCATAGGCCAGAAGCCCTTTACAATCACTTCCCCTCCATACTTTTTTCGTATAAACTGGGTCTGAATCCACACGTAAGCATTACCATAATGTTCACAGTTTGCCTCGATCGTAGACCAAAATGTGGATGGTGTCATAATCGGATTTGGCCGATACATCAGCAAATCTGCAGTCTTATCGGTCGGCGCCCTCACCCGTCCGCCGCTCTCATCTTCCTGATAGAATTTAAGCGGCATTTTTCCCATCGTCTCAGACAGAACCTTCAGACAGGTAAAATATGTGGTTTCTGCAATCGCCCTCGGCTTTTTTGAATCAAGTCCCCACCATTCCACCAGTTTTTCAAATCCATTGTCTGCGGAGACATCTGCAGCAATTTCATTCCGGAAGATTATTCCTTTGACTACACTCAAGAATCCCATTATCCAATTTCCTCCAAAAATTTTGCAACATAATCATTGATATTTTCCGCTTCAAAATCATGGTATAGTGCCAGCTTAAATGCCGCCAGTGTTGCGTCAATCGGGTCAATTCGCTTTGTAGTGGCATCTTTATCAATCTTGATCAAACCATTATTTGTTCTAATCACAGCGTTGCTCATGGCATAATTTAAAAGCGGGTTATGCGTATATGCCACATTCCCAGCAAATACCTGTTCCCTGAATCCCTGGGTTGACTCATTCAAGGATTTGTGGCTCTGGAATACCTCTTCAACCGTGTATCCCTGATCTGACAAATCCATCATGATCTTTGACGCGTTCGCCGGGTCAAAACACAAACATTGAATATCCAAGTTGTACTTCTCGCATTCATCCAGAATATACTTCATAACGAAGTTCTGATCCACAATCGGTGTATTCGTCAAAGTCAAATATCCCAGGCGCTCCCAGGCATCGTATGGCATTTTATCTTTTATGATGTGTTCACGCAGCTTGTCCGCTGTAGGAATAAACGAGTGCGTCCACATCACATACTTCACAACAGGCTTTCCCTGCGCATCCAAATCAGTACTCTGATACGGAATGATAAAGGCTACAGACGTCAAGTCAATCTTAGATGATAAATCGAAACCTACATAGACCGGACGCCCTGTAACATCTATCGGCAGTTCTTTTACTTCACATGCCTTCCATTTGGCCATGTCCATGTAGCCGTTATTCTTGGCCTGCACCCACATATTCAGTACTTTCGTCAAAAATGCTATCATTTTTTCCGGAATCTGCTTAGCAACCTCATAATCCCCTCTAATTTTCTGTAAGCCTTCCGCAAAATATCCCCTGATTGGATTCGCCTTCTTCCAGGTATCTTCTGATCCAATATCATCTCCCGGATCCGCCTCGCAGATATCAACAAAATACTCGTCGTTATGCACATCCACACTGGGATCTAATAATTTTGAGCAATAATCATATTCTTGCGTGTAACATGGATATGTCAGATCCTTACCCGCCGTTGTAATAATTGATAGCAACGGCTCCTTGGTATTGGAGCCAAGTGCCAAATCGTAAAAATCCGTAGTTGGATGCTGATGATACTCATCAATGATCAAAAATGCCGGGTTCGTTCCGTCTCCCGATTTTCCATCCTCTTTTGACAAGGCCTTGATAAAAGATCCTGTTTTTAGATGCTCAATGCAATCTCGCTTAAAATTAAATTTAGAGCGAATAAGAGTCCCTTTTGTCATCAGATCACATTCATCAAATACAATTTTGGACTGATCACGTTTAACTCCCGCTGTGTAAATTTCATTTACTTCATGATTTTGCGATGAAGTGATGCCAAGCTCATACAAAGCCTCACCAGCTTCCATCTGAGACTTTGCATTCTTCCTGGCAACCTCGGTAAATGCCGGCGCCTTCCCGTTTCCCGGTGGATCCATCCATAAATCTGACACTCCCTAAATTTTTGCCAGGGTGTTAAAATTATTGGTGTTCCAGCCAGTGCTCCTTTGGTATGTTTCAATAAGGCAAACCATTTTACAATTTTACCTGCCCTCTGTTCATCCCAAATATACGGAAACTCAGGTGTCCCAATTCGTTCCAGATCCCGAAGGAAGCGTTCACAGGCCCATACATGTTTCTTTCCGGATGGAATTACACCTGAAATGCAGTCATGGCAATACTGAATGATTTCTTCTTTGTTACTCATCAAAAATCACCAAAGACTTTCTTTAAATCTTCTTCCTCCTGGCTTACCTTTGCATGTGCCGCTTTAAGCTGACCGTCCAGTGTCATGCCCAAACGCCTGGACGATTCTGCCATATCCCTCCTGGCTTCATCCATCATCTTTACCAACGGATTTGGCTTTGGACCGCCGCGCGTTTGAACAATATACGTGAAGTCTTTCTTCCTTACCTCTTTCACCAGATCCATATAGCGGCCATAACTATTCGCATAATTCAGAAGATCAGATTTATTTAAGTTTCCAACCATTCCTATTTCCTCGCGCAAACGCTTTAAAGCTCTGTCATATTCCTTCCGCGCGGTTGTATTTACAAACTGTGATGCGATTACCTCATCCAGATCTGTGCCATCAGACTGTATCAATGATTCTTCATATTCTCTGCGAGCTTTTTCCGCTTTCGTTCTATGTTTCGAACTAAGCTGCAGTACTTTTCTATTATTGGACATATCTATCATCACCTTCCTTTTTGACCCCCAAAAGGGAAATTTGTGGAAAGAAAGGGGAGGCTGCGGTCTAGCCGCGGAACCCTCATACTTTTCTATAGCCCCCTGGGTGGTCTGCCCATTCTGGCACTCTTATGAGTTCTCTAAGTTCCTCTTGTGCTTTCCTCTTCTCCTCATCGGACGCCCGATACCGTGTGTGCACCTCGTCGTGTGATGATCTTGATAAAGGTATCAGGTTGTCCAGCTGCCAGAAGCGTTCCGGATCTTCCTCGGCTGGCACGATATGATGAACCGTGAAAGCATATTCAAGTTTTCCATGCTTCTGTGCGTACGGATCAATGCCGGAATAAAAACTGACAACTGCTGCTCTTGTCTTCTGCCATTTGGAAGAGTGGTACAGCTTCCGCGTTTTATCTGGCGCGGCATACTCCCGCTTATATCCACACCCGCATTTTTCTCCCTCCGGCACTCTTTTTTTGCAGTGCGGACAACGTTTGTAAATCATGTGATTCCCTCCGTATTTGGACATAACAAAAGAGCGCCCACTCGGACGCCCTTTCATTACATATTCTTAATTTTACGTATCAATTTTCTTTTCTGCCACCAGCTTAAACAGGGATTCTTTTTTATGAGTTCTATGTCCTCTTCGCCTGGTGGCGGCATCAAACTCATTAATTTCTGTACAGCTTCTGACAGTTCTTTAGTAGAAACACCGCAATCGCTCATGTTTAAGTTCATTTGTTCACGCTCCATTCTGCTCCTCAATAAACTTGTTCATCATTGCAGTGATCTGTGCGGCCTGACTAACGCCAGCTTTTTCACAGGCTTCGGCAAATCTTTCTGCCACATCTCGTTTCAATTTAAAGCCTTTGGTCATATATCCGGCTTTCTTCTGATACTTTTCTGATGCTACAGTCTGAGCATTGGGACTACCTTTTGGCATGTTTATCCCTCCACTTCCTGTAAGCAACGCCAGCAATCTGACTAACAATAACTGCTACAATAATTGCTACTATAACTTCTATTTTCATGTTTACAAAGATGAGCGTTTGTGTTATTTTCTAGTTACAGGAGAGAGCTCTGACCTCTCTCCCCAATCAACTTACCGGGTAATCATATGGACAACCAACCCTGAGATTACTCCAGCAATAACTCCTGAGATTGTCTGCACTGCGAATGCTTCCCAATCGATGGAGTTTTTCTTTTTCGGCTTGTGCCGATTTCGATTGCTCATCTCTTTTACCTCCTTACATTATGTATTATAACATAGGGTTAACCATATGTCAACACTTTATGCTAAGAAGTATAGAAAAACACCCATCTTGCGACAGGTGTTTCTCAGAAAGGTATGCTTATGAAATTAAATACATACATCAGATGGCCACCATCTGATGTAATTGGAACGGAAGGACTCGAACCCTCGACACGCTGGATATAAGCCAGCTGCTCTGACCTGCTGGGCTACGTTCCATTATGCGGCTGTTTGCAATCGGTAGCCGCCAACCAAATCCCCCGCCAGGCTGTGACACCTGGCAAAAGGAAATTCACATATGAATTGAGGAGGTTTATAAAGCCGCTTGCTGTTTGGAGTAGCCTCAGCTTTTCGCCTTTGGCTTCGACTATATTATAAAACGACTTTTCCGACTTTTCCGACCTTTTTTTATTTTATACCCACTTTTTTTAAATAAGCATCTCGAATATGTAACCGCGGATAGTCCGGACTATTGGCATAGCCAAGCTGATTTGATATTTTCGTCCATGTCGCTCCATCAATATAATACATCCGGAACGCCGTTCTGGCCTGCACATCCTCTATGCCATCAATCCAATTTTCCACAGCCAGACACCGGGCTTTTTTCTTTTCAAGGTCCTGCTGCCGTCTGGCATACCGCTCCCAGTCGAAACCAACCACAGCCTGCGCCCGTGGCTCTCCGGTGCGATAATCCAGGATTATGCTATTGTCAAAACCATTATCTTCCTGCTGCATGTACGCAATTTCATGCTCCAGAAGAGGGATCTCGCTCTTGGTCTTTCTGTATGTACTTAAAAGCTTTTTTGTCATCTTAATCCCGCTCAATGGAATCACCTCCAACCGGCCTTATCTTAATCTTACTCAAATCTATTCCGCTGCATTTAAGGCACTGACACTCTTCTTTCCATTCCTGCTGACCAGCTTCACTCATCGAGTAATTTCCTTTCCATTTTGATGCCTGTCCAGCTTCTTCAAAAGTATATTCACCACGGAGTTTTCTACAACTATGCGCGTACACACGAACAATCCCCGCAGAACATCCTAATTTCCTGGCTGCATCTACTGCTGTATACTCACCGATCAGTTCCCCGCAACAGAACACATTATATTTCTTAACTACGGCCATTATCACCACCTCCCTCATTTATCCACTTCAGAATCGCAACTGTAAATTTCAGTTTTCTTCATCACGGATATATACACCAATCTGTTCTCCAAGCCAGTCAAGTCCGTTTCTATTAAACCAATAAGTTTTGAACTTTTCCCCGTGAGCTATATCTTCGCAACATTCCATGTATCCGGCATCAACCAATTTATCCAAATCAGTATCTTTTCCACAAAAATAATTTCTAAATGGCTTATAATACCTCTTTCCATGACGGGTGTATAATCTCCGACCCACATGACCGGAGTTATATCCGATTGTATGCAATGCTTTCTGACGCATAGTGCAGTAGGTTACGGTTCTCCCATTTTCCTCGACTTTTACATATTCTTCTTTCGGTAGTTTCAATTCTCTCACTCCTCTAAATCTTAATTTTAGTTACGGCATCAGCTCTGGAAAGTCCGTTATGTACATTTGACCCGGAATTTCGTTTTCATCCTTTTCTTTCCGTCTGCGAATCTCTTTGTAAGCATTGTATTTCTTTCGGTATTCATAACTTTTACCAAATACGTTCCATACTGCTTTAACCAGATTTGGCTCGTATGGACGAATCTTTTCCAGATCATCCACAGCCTTATATGATATAGGGCAACCGCAGCATCCAGTTCTTGTAAGGCCATAAACCTCGTAAGCGTCTGAGTAACGGATACCGTAATAGTCCTTATACCACGCCTTATCCTTATCAGATACGTAATAAAGCGGGCGTAATCTAAACTGACCACTTGCAGTTTCTGTAAAACAAAGAGACGCATTATCCTTTCGCGGAACGGATCTCATTCCACCCTCGTCTCTACGTTCTCCAGTAATAACCATTTCGAAGCCTTTCTGGACTCTGTGTGCCAACTGTTTTTTGCAATAATCACAGCATTTTGCGCTGATTTTGAAATCCGGTGGGCACTCTGCAATAAAATCTCTCATATACTTACTAGAATTAATCACAAGCTGGATATTCGGTCTCGGCTCGCCAGCCGCATTGCAGCAGCACAGGAAATTGATTAAACTCTCACATTTAGGATATCGTTCTTTCAGCTCCTTACGCTTTGCGGCTTTATCTTCTGCCTGATCGTACTCTTGCGCAATCGACAGTGGAACACCTTTCTTTTGCCATTCGCTTAATCCCCCAGACATAATCTTTGAAACGAACGGGATTCCATGCAATCTCGATGCCTGCACGATGTTAACCTTAGGGCGCTGCGTATCGATGTCTACTCCATACTTTTCAGCTGTTGCTTTCACATGTTCCTTCGTAGCTCTCATTTCAAGTCCGGTGTCAAAAAATACGTATTTCACCTGAGGAAGCGAGAACGCCTCTCTTGTCCGCTCAATAAGGTCAATCATAATGTCGCTATCTGCACCGCCAGAATATGAGCATATTGCGTTCGGATGCTCTTTTAAATGCTTTGCAACGATGCTCTGGATAGCAACAAATTTTGCCGGTGAATCAAAATCAGCATAGGACGGTCTGTCTGTGTATACTCTGCTTCTGTATTCTTCTTTCATTTCTATATTGGAGTAAAGGATCCTTTATTGCTGGCCAGCAAACCTCTTACTCCTTTCTTCTAAATCTTAATTCAATGAACCAACTTTGAACCAACTTTCGTTAATCCATCAACCGCATAACAACCTCTAAATCCCTCAAGCCAGACGGATAATGTCCCACATACCTCTGTTGGTTCGGTTGTTACAATAAATTCCTTGTCTTTATTTTTCTCTGACACATAATATTTGCCATTCATAATGACTTTATCTCCTTTTCGGATCATCTTTTCTACCTCCGTAAATCCTTATTTATCGTGTTAATCCAATGTAACAGTCGAATCATTTTTATACGTGCCGTCAATTCTCTTCCTAATAATTCTAGCACATCTTACTTCGCCTGCCTCTTCGTAAGCGTCTGCAATAAAATTAGCAAATATTAAAAATTTTTCATTATCGCCTTCCATGTGTGCTGAAATTAGATTTCCGATTGTACTTACACTTATAACCTTCATTAACCCTTTTCCTTTCCCTGTATCCTTTTCGAAAGTCTATATATTGCACACATCAATAAAACTAAGCCACATAGGATATATATTATTACAAATATAGGATTGTGCTGAATAATAGTTAAATAACTACTTTTTGGAGTTGGTTCAAATTTCAAAATTGGAAGTTCCTCATAAGTCCATGTATTTTGAAATATAATTAAGATAAGGGTATTTCCAAGAATCCCAATAGTAGCCAATAATTCACATATTTTAAATAAAAAATTTTTATCTTGTTTTTTAGCCATTTTATCATCACCTCTCTAAATCTTAATTTTCCGATGTTTCTCGCTTTCCATCCAATTCATGAAAATCTGGTTCCCAATCATGCAATTTCATCATCGACACACAACAATGAATTTTCGTGGCACATCCTTCACAGATTTCGCCCAAACTTTCGTTAAATGATATCCTTGGATTTCCTCCATTTGCCTGCAACTGCTGTCTCCAAGTCTCATTGCACGGATCAATTTCTTTTCCACAGACATCACAAAATATTTTTCTCATGACACCCTCCTCCAAATCTTAATTATCTGCTGCATGTTTTAAGCCTTGTTTATAGCCTAATACAAATCCTACGTTCTCTTCGCAGCCACAATTTTTACATCTATACCTTCCAAATCTACTGCCTTCTACAAACTCATGTTTTTTACAATTATCTCTTTTTAAATTGTTTTCATTGATCTGTTGCATGATTTCTATTTGTTCTGGCTCAAAACCTCTACTTTTGGCTTTTTCAATATCAAACATTTCGCACCTCAATCTTAATTTCAGTTTAATCTTTCTACCTTTGTATCTACAAATTTTCTGCCGCATGATGGACAGTATTTTGTGCCGATTTTATGCGGAAGAGATTGTTTGCATTTTGAACAATATTTTTTAACAGTGGCGCAACCACTCACAACTTCTACAAGATAAGCCTTGTCAAAGAACATCTTTACCTCTCCCAATCTTAATTTACCCTCGGAATGAACTGAAACTTTTTCGCCTCACCCTCGATTACGGTCAACGTCCCGTCCGTATCAACGACCAAAATACTCAAAAAATCCGGCTTAATTGTTCTTTCCTCGTCTCCCTCTTTTATTTCTGGTTCTTTCCCGTGCATGTCAAGCAGTGACAGTGCATTTAAAACCTTATTCCCATAAACGACCTTGTATCCGCTTAAACTAATTTCCATAGCATCCTCCAATTCTCAATTATCCTTGTTCTTCCAGCAACGGATCAACGCCATCTCCGGAGCATCTGTCTCAACTGGCACCTTGTCCATCATTTTCTCTCTATCTCCTTTTTATTCAGCAGATAAACCAGATCATACAGATGTTCAAATTCATCCATCAGAATTTCTCGCGTTTCTTCGTCGTTTGTCTGGTCCTCAAATCTGTTTTCGTACATCTGGATAAAATCATCCAGTGCCTCCGACAACTCCAGCTGCTCGTCCTCTGTCATCTGCTGCTCAAACATATTCACCGGGTCCCTGTCACTCTGCAGTCGCTCAAAATAAAACGTGATTTCTCTCTTTTGCTCTTTAATCAGTCCGTACTTGGCCGCCAGTCGGTAGGTGAATCCTTTACGCAGATTGTCCATCATGACTGTCTGAAGGCGCTTTCGGAATGTCCCCAGCGAGAACGTATCTTTATAAAAATTACACTGTCTGCAGGCCGGGAGCAGATTTGAAATGTCGTACATTTCCGACTCCGTCATATCGTGCCCGATGTCGTTATGGACATAAACCGGTTTAATGTGATCCACCTGCATGTCCTTATATTCCAAATCACAACCGCAGTACGCGCAGCGGTGATTGTACTGCTCGTAAAGCTGCTGCCGGATCCGTTTCGGTATTGCTTTATGTTTTGACATCTTCATCCCCCGAATCTTAATATAGCCACCGTTCCGCCATCCCGTTCGCAGATAATTCAAGCATCTTCCTGCAAGTGGTTTTATTGCGGTATCGGTTTGGCCAGCTATATTTCTGACCGTCCCAAAGGCTTATGCGTAGTTTTCTAGATTCTTTTCTCCACTCTGCGTTTTCGCGTCTCACCCGCTCTCTGCTTTTCCGATATCCCTCGTAGGCTAATATGAATTTTCTAAATTTTTTCTTTTTCCGTCTCCCGTTCATTTTCCGCTCCAAATTCATAAGACTATCAAATGCATCAATGCCAAACTGCTGGTTGCCGTAAACGATCTCATCAAATGTCGCATCATCTGTACAGAACTCCGGCTGCATATACTCGCTAATTCTCATCTTTATCTACTGCCTCCAAATCTAAAAACATTCTTTTTTCCTCTTTTCCATTCTCCATTTTTACGCACCGTTATCTGTCTGTATCGATTTGGCCAGCCTTTTTTCCAGCCTGGATAATAGCTTTCCCCCAGCTCTCTCGTCAGGATGATGTCAAACTCGTGCCGTTTCCGGTCGTATGCCTTGCTTTCCTTTCGGCTGCGCCCTATGTATACCTCTAATTGTTTTACAGATTCTTTCTTTTTCTGTCTATTGTTCACTATTCTCCTCCAGTATTTACTCATCTTTCTCCACATCCACACTTATAAAAGATGGGTGTACCTTCCTTCCGTGCCTGGCTTTTGATGCTATAGTGATAACCGACTGGTGCTTTGCTCCTGTTATTTCCGACAACTCCTTCGGAGAATCCGCTATTGCTGTCGGAAGCTCCAGTGCGTCCTGCGTTATCTGCATGTAAATCCGGTTTGGCATTTCCGGTACCAGCATAATCCGGCTCAGGTCAGCTCCGCTGTGTAACAGCCGCTGCCGTGTCCGTTCCCAGTCTTTCTCCAGTTTCAGGCTCATTGTTTTCGGTTTCTTCTGGATTTTTTCTGTTTTCACAGCCTCAAAGCGGTATTTCCCATACAGATACCGCGGTCCCTTTGCATAGCTTCTCACGGTGCTTAGCGAACATTTCAACTTTTCTGCTATTTCCGCGGCTGTATACTCACCCACCAGGTCATTGCTCTTGTATAACTGATATTTTTTTGCCGTGCTCGTCTTATGCCTCCTTACCAGATTATTCTCTGCCCACAGTTGCGGCAGTACCGGTCCGATCCGGTTACGAAAATCTTGCAGTTCGGGCATCTGTGTACCTTTGTTCCGGCTTTAAATACCACGTGTCCGATCCACGTATCCATTTTTCGTACTTCTGTCATGGTCTTTTTGCTGATTCCCTTTTCCATGTGGATTTCAGCCACCCGCAGCGCCCGTCTTTCGCGGTCCGTTGCCCTCTCCATCATGCTTTTGATGATTTTATGCGCTTCCTTTAATCTCATAACGCTCCTATCTGGCGTATTCGTTTAATAATATAGCTGCTGCCGCCACCGTCAGACCCCAGTCAAACCAATCGTCAGGGATTTTCCCTTCTCTTCCTGATGCCATCCAGGCCCGTGCGGCCAGAATCAGCACCGTTGATTTAAAAAACGTCACTCCGAACATTCTTCCGTCTCCCATCCTGCTGCCTGCTTGTAGAAATCAAAAGCAGCTCTTAGTTCTTCTTCGGTCAGCCAGTGATTTGTCTGCGAATGGAAGACCAGGCGGCTGTCCGGGATGTGTACAATAAATACGTGGCAGT